GCACTTCAGAGGCATGTTTGGGCGTGGAAAGAAGGTGAACAAATTGATCCAGAATCCGGAAAACATCATTTAGCACATGCAATGTGTTGTATTGCTTTCCTATATGAACACGATGTTAAATATTCAGTTGACAAATAATCATATTTCGTATATGATGAATTTATTATTACATAATGGAGAAACATATGAAACTCTCAAACGAAACTCTAGCAGTTCTCAAAAACTTTTCAACAATCAATCAGGGTCTTCAGTTCAAGAAAGGTAAGAAGATTTCAACTGTGTCATCTTCTAAAACTGTTCTTGCACAAGCCACCCTATCTGATACTTTTCCTCAAGACTTTTGCATTTATGATTTGAATCAGTTCTTAGCAGTTCATGGTCTATTCAAAGATGGTGCTGATATCGATTTTGACTCATCAAATGTCATCTTCAAAGGTGGTAAGAGTAAAGTGAAGTATCGCATGACCGATAAGAATATGATTGTTACTCCTCCTGAGAAAGAAATTGTATTGCCGTCTGTTGATTGTTCGTTCTCTCTATCTCAGAGTGATCTAGACTGGATCATGAAAACATCTTCAGTCCTATCATCACCACATATTGCTGTACAATCAGATGGTGAAACAATCAATCTATTGACATTTGATGCTGCTGATGATTCAGCACACACTAACTCAATTGAATTGGGTGAAGGCAATGGTAAGACTTATAAAGTTGTATTCAAAACTGAAAATATGAAATTGATTCCTGGTTCATATGATGTTGATGTTTCTTTCAAAGGTATTGGCCACTTCAAGAATTCTAAAGAAGATATCGATTATTGGATTGCATTTGAGTCTAAAGAAAGTGAGGTCAAATAATGACAACAGTTCAAACTTTGTACGGTACTTTCAATGAAGAAGAACTCGAAACATTAAGAAACTCTATTGATGAGATTAATGTTTGTATGAGTAAAATGGATGTTGAGAAACAGGCTATCAAAGACATTCTAGATTCAACATTTGATGCATTGAATATTCCTAAAAAGATTATTCGTAAAATGGCAAAGGTGAAATACAAACAAAACTTTCAAGAAGAAGTTGCTGAACAAAAAGAGTTTGAAGCACTATTTGAAGGTATTGACAAATGATTGATAAATTTGTTTACATAAAATTTCTAGAGAATGAAATTGAAGTATTAAACTCTAGGATTCAAAAGTATGATATATTAAACTCTAGGATTCAAAAGTATGATACTGGACATCTTATTACCACAATTAGTGTTCTCAAAAATAGAATTGAAGAGATTGAAAAGGAAGTAAATTTATCTTTGGTCTAATGTGCAATGAATATATTATGAGGTATGTGAATGGATCATTTGTTATGGGTGGAAAAGTATCGACCGAATCGGGTGGAAGATTGTATTCTTCCCGATTCGATCAAATCAACATTTCAGGAGTTTGTAAATAGAAAGGAAATACCTAATCTACTGCTTTCAGGTACGGCAGGCGTTGGCAAAACTACGATTGCTAAATCCCTCTGTCAGGAAGTCGGATGTGATTATCTGCTACTGAATGGTTCAGATGACCGAGGTATTGCTACCATGCAAACAACCGTAAAGAACTATGCCACTTCCGTGAGTTTAACTGGCGGCCGGAAAGTGATCATCTTAGATGAAGCAGATAATCTTACACCAGATGCTCAGAAATCGTTAAGAGGTATGATGGAAGCAGTATCTCTTAATTGTTCTTTTATCTTTACATGTAATTATAAAAATAGAATTATTGATGCAATTCATTCTAGATGTTCTGTAATTGATTTCAAAATCAATGGTTCTAAAGCCAAAATGGCATCCCAATTCTTTAAACGAGTTGAATGGATTCTCGACCAAGAAAATATTGAATATGATAAAGAAGTTGTTGCTGCGGTGATTACTAAACATTTTCCAGATAATCGGAGAGTGTTGAATGAACTTCAGAGATATGCATCTTCAGGTGTTATCGATAAGGGTATACTATCTCATATATCAAATATTCAACTGACAAGTTTGATTAAATCTTTGCGAGAGAAAGATTACACCGCTTGTAAAAAATGGGTCATTAATAATTTAGATAATGAACCCGCTAGATTATATCGAACATTATATGATGGTCTTTTAGAAGAGTTGAAATCTAGTTCTGTTCCTCAACTGGTTCTACATTTGGCCAAGTATGGTTATCAATCTGCGTTCTGTGTGGATCAAGAGATAAATCTAATGGCCTGTTTAACGGAATTGATGATTGATTTGGAATTTAAATAATGGCTGATTTATTCAAAGAAATTGTACCATCTATTCTTCAAACTAAAAAAAGCGTATTGATAACAGATGAGGATATCAAGAAATATGACGCATTTATAGTAAATAGAGCATTATCATATCATTCAGATTGTATTCATTATGCAAATATCATGAATCAATATGCATTCATTGATAACGATATGCAATACAACTTTTATCTACATTCTATTCGATCCATGAAGCGTAAATTTCAACCATGGCAAAAATTAGAAAAAAATGATGACTTACAGGCCGTAAAAACCTATTTTGGATATTCTAACGAAAAGGCTAAGCAAGCACTTCGCATACTATCTAAACAACAGATTGATTCTATTAAGAAATTAGTTGACACTGGTGGAGTGAAGAATTAATATTTGATAAATATTATTATTATGAGGTAAAACTATAAAAATAATAATAGAGGTGATTTAAAATGAATGAAGTAGATATTTTTTCTGGTCATGGAGTTGAAGTATCGTTAAAAGAAAAAGATGATTTCTTAAAGGTTAGAGAAACCTTAACAAGAATCGGTGTAGCATCCAAGAAAGATAAAATCCTGTATCAATCTTGTCATATATTGCATAAAAGAGGTCATTATGCAATTGTTCATTTTAAAGAACTCTTTGCACTAGATGGTAAGTCTACTGATATATCAGAGAATGATTTATCACGCAGAAATGCTATTGTCAAGTTATTAAATGATTGGGAATTGTTAACTATAGTTGATACTAAATCCGCAGAGAATCCAGAGCCAATCTTCTTATCTCAAATTAAGATCATCTCTCACAAAGAAAAGCATGATTGGGAATTAGTTCCAAAGTATTCTATTGGTACTAAGAAAAACTATCAAAACTCTTGACAAAATCATAGGTTTCGTGTATAAATAATAGTGTGGATGCCAATCGGGTCCACACATTTTTATTAACTCGCTTAACAATAAGGAGAAACCTATGACAAGCACACTAAGTACCCTATTCCCTTTCGATTCACTCCACAAGTCTTTGGATCCATTTACTGTAGGATATAGTGATATCTTCAAGCAATTGAACGAAATCGCCAATACCGCAGCCAAATCTGCTCCAAGTTATCCTCCATACAATATCAGAAAAGTGAGTGATACTCAGTATGTCATTGAGATGGCAGTTGCTGGATTTGCTAAATCAGATATTGAAGTTACTATGGAAGGTAATAAATTGATTATCAAAGGTATGACTGAAGATACTCCTCAAGAAGATGCTCAAACTTACATCTTTAAAGGTATCGCCAATAGGAACTTTACTCGCACATTCACTCTTGCCGACAAGGTAGAGATTAATAGTGCTGAATTGACTAACGGTATGTTAAAAGTTTGGTTGAATAATATGATCAAACTTCAAGATACGGTTAAGAAGATTCAAATCAAGTAATCCTAGTTCGGGAGGGATTCTTCCCTCCCACTTGACAAGTCCCCAAAACTAGTGTATACTAGTATCTATGAATGTTAATTGAGTTATTATATTATGAATAAATCATTCCAAAAACCTAATCAAAAACAAAAAGTTAATATTATTAAAGTTCGAAATAAATTGAATTTCGAAGATGTTTATTTTTCTTCTTCGGAATGGCCATCAAAACAAATCGATGGTATCGAATTTATTCCTGTTAAAGTGAATCTTAAAGATCCTTATCCAAAATATGTAAGAAAAGACTCTTTTGATACTCTTAAAGAAAAGGTGAGTGTATGACTGAACGAGTGAAGAAGTTATATATGGTTGAAACTCTTTTATTGACTAAGTTTCGTTATGTGGTAGAGGCTCGTGAAAAAGTCCATGCTATGGATGAAGTGGTAATGAATACTACTGGATCATTTAATCAAGATTGGCAAGAGTTTTCACAACGAGCATTGGATGAAGTGATTTCAGATTGTCGTGAGATTTCTCCTGCGGAGTATCTGGAACTATTTGATAGTGATAATTCGTATCTAAAGAATTGGACAGTAGATCAAAAGTTGAGTTATATCAACGAGATTGATTATAAAGATTAATTAACTCTGCCAGTATCTCAACGGTCTTCTAAACCGTCATTAACCGAGTAAATGGAGTATGTGGGTTCGAGTCCCTCCTGGCAGACCCTTAGTTAAATCGGGCTCATAGCTCAGTTGGTTAGAGCAGAGGACTCATAATCCTTTGGTCCTAGGTTCAAGTCCTAGTGGGCCCACCAAATATATATTATGAAAACTAAATTTATAGAAGCATTTATGGATTGTGCAGTCAGATTCTCTCAGTTATCTACTGCAAAACGCCTTCAAGTTGGCGCTATTATTGTAAAAGATGATAGAATCATTTCTATCGGTTATAATGGTATGCCTTCTGGATGGACCAATGAATGTGAGTGTGAAAATGGAACAGTAACCAAAGATGAAGTAATTCATGCTGAAGCAAATGCAATAGCAAAGTTGGCCAAATCTTCAGAATCGGGTCAAGATGCTGTAATGTTTTGTACCCATGCTCCGTGTATTCATTGTGCGAAGATGATATATACATCAGGTATTAGTAAAGTGTATTATAAACAGAAATATAGAACAGATGATGGTTTAGATTTTCTCACTAAGTGTAATGTAAAAGTTGAATATATAGAATGAAAATATCTGTTATTAATTGTCCTGATAAAGATTTTGAACCATTTACTATTCGTGCTGTAAAGTTTTTTGGTGATTTATTATTTGATGATAAAGAATTAATGAAGTCGTTATCGATCACTCTTATGTTCTTTGATAAAATGGAAGACATGGGTGAAGCCATTATTGATGACTTTAAAAGAATTAGTAAACCTAAAAAGTTTATTATTAAAGTTGACGGTACAATAGGTGCTGATAGAATATTTGAAACCCTTGCACATGAAATGGTGCATATAAAACAATATGCATTAGGTGAACTTAATGCGTTTTTAACAAACTGGAAAGGCACTCAAGTTGATCCAGAAAAAATATATTATTATTTTAGACCATGGGAAATTGAAGCACATGGTGTAGAATATGGATTACTCAAGAAATTTATTTTAGAAGAGAAGTTGTGGAAAGTTTTCAAAGGGATAAGTAATCCAGATAAGTATAAAATGGAAAAGAAACCTATACTTTGGAAGAAAAGTTATAAGAAGTAAAGTTTAAAAAGCATCTGTGTAAAACACTGCCGTTATAAATATATGTATAACATAGGAGATTTACACAAATGAGTAATTGTTTAAGTTGTGATAAACATTTTGAATCCGATGATAGGAAATATTGTAATTCAAAATGTCAAAATGATTATAGATATAAACAATTTATTACTGAGTGGAAATTAAATAATCATGATGGTATGCGTGGAAAAACTTCAACATCACATCATATTAGAAAATATTTGTTTGAAAAGTTTAATAATTCTTGTTGTGAATGTGGTTGGTCTAAAGTTAATCAATTCACAAATAAGATTCCATTAGAGTTAGAACATATTGATGGCGATTTTACAAATAATAAAGAAGATAATTTAAAATTATTATGTCCAAATTGTCATGCTTTAACGGCAACTTGGAAAGGCGCAAACATAAAGAAAGGTAGACCTAGATCCAAATATTATAGAGGTACATAAGTTTTAGGAAGTGTGGCAGAGTCTGGCTGAATGCACTTGACTTGAAATCAAGCATAGGGAAACCTATCGTGGGTTCGAATCCTACCACTTCCGCCAAGTTTTATCTCCGATTCGCCTAGCCTGGTATGGCACTTCATTTGGGATGAAGAATAACGGGAGTTCAAATCTCTCATCGGAGACCAGTGTAATGCTCAGGTGGTGTAACTGGTAGCCACGATGGTCTTAGAAGCCATTGCTTAACAGCGTGTCGGTTCGAGTCCGACCCTGAGCACCAAAAATTTGTTGACATATATATACAAGTGTGTTAATATTGTTTTTATTGTGGGGGATTAGCTCAGATGGGAGAGCGGTAGCTTTGCAAGCTATAGGTCATCGGTTCGATCCCGTTATCCTCCACCAGTTTTAATGTTGTAAAAGTTTTACGCCCCTTTGCGCCGAATGGGATGGCACCGGATTTGTAATCCGGCTTCGAAAGATAGAGAGTGTTCGATTCACTCAGGGGGCACCATCTTGCTGTATTATAAAATCGAATTATTATAAATACTAATATATAAAATATTTAGGAGTTCGATTGTGTCTATGACCAAAAGTGAAGCAGGTAAATTAGGTGCTTTAAAGTTTAAAGAGAATCTTAGATTAAAAAGTTTAAGAGATAAGGAACAATATTATCTGTTACCTAAAATATGTAAACATTGTAATAATCAACATAGTTATGAAAAAAGAAATAATAAATTTTGTTCGAGATCATGTGCTACAACATTCAATAATTTATTGAAAGAAAAATTAACAATAAAATGTTTAAGTTGTTCAAAACAAATATTTGGTAAACTAAGGAAATATTGTTCGATACAGTGTCAAAAAGATTTTAATCTACATCAATCTGTTAAAAATGGTAAAGCCTCTCACAGAACATTAAAAAGATATCTGTTAAAAAATTATGGTAATAAATGTTGGACATGTGATATAACTGAATGGAATAATAAATCCATAGTTATGGAATTGGAACATATTGATGGTAATTCTGAAAACAATCATTTAGAAAACTTATCACTAATCTGTCCAAATTGTCATTCACAAACACCAACATATAAAGGTGCAAATAAAGGTAACGGAAGGCATTACAGAAAAGTTCGTTATCAAGAAGGTAAAAGTTATTAGTTTCAATTCCGGAAAACCCGAGCAAGGTGCATGGGCGTGACTGTTAATCACTGGTTAGAAGAGTTCGATTCTCTTGTCCGGAGCCAAATTGCGGAATTAGTTTAATGGTAAAACTAGAGATTTCCAATCTTTCGACATCAGTTCGATTCTGATATTCCGCTCCACTCCACACTAAAAAGGATAAAAACTGTGGATACTCTAGTAGCAATACTTTTTAGTTATGCTGTAATTTTGAGTAATCTACATTCCGAAAATGTTCCCAATCTCGTTTTAATGCCCAAACAATTCTTTGTAGACCATGTATGTTATGGTAGTATGAATTGTAAAGTTGCCGGATGGTTTCCAGAAACTGGCGGTGAAAATATATACATATTAGATTCATTAGACTTGACAAATGAAGTTGCAGATAGTATCATACTACATGAGATGGTTCATTATCTTCAATTTAAAAATGGAATGTTTAATGATAAGTCTTGTGAAAATAGTTTAGCATTAGAAAGACAAGCATATGGTGTACAAAAAGAATATCTACTTCGTGAAGGTGTTGTTGCTAATGGTGTAGGTCTTACTGTAGTATCAATGCATTGTGAAACTTAACGGAGACTTGGGTGAGCGGCTGAAACCAACGGTCTACTAAACCGTCATACCGAAAGGTATCGTGAGTTCGAATCTCACAGTCTCCGCCAAAATTTGGGTTGTTAGCTCAGTTGGTAGAGCACCGCCTTTACACGGCGATGGTCGGCGGTTCGAACCCGTCACAACCCACCAAAATATTGTTTAAGAATAGGAGTTTAATTATGAAAAAAGTATTATTATCATTAGTATTATTATCTACTTTTGCTCACGCCAATCCAGCAGTAGACATTATGGGTAACAAAATTAATGGTCAAGTTCCTCCAATGACACCTAGTAAGAGTATGTTCGAGACTAGAGTTCTAGATGCTACAGAAGGTCTTAACGGTATGGAACTTATCACCAGTCGTACAGTAAGACAAAAAGGTACACGCAGTCCAATTCACATGCATCCTTACGGTGGTCAAACTTGTGTAGTATCGGGTGAAATGACACTATATATGGAAGGTGCTGAACCTCTTGTTGCTCCAGCAGGAAATTGCTATTGGATGCCACCAAATCGTAGAATGACAGGTGTTAATACCGCAGACACTAACACTATCATGCTAGATTCATTTGTTGTACCTAAAGGAACTAGAGTGTGGGTAATTGTAGAACCTGGTTTTGAGGATGCACAGAATCAATTTGATAAAACTTTTGAAACACATCAACATTAATATAGGGAGATTATGATGGATATCTATTTGGCAACGATTATTAAATTTGCAGGCATGTTTACTCCAATCGGATTTGCTGACTGTGATGGTAGACTACTTCAAATTCAACAAAATGTAGCATTATATTCTTTGTTAGGTAATGTGTATGGTGGTGATGGTAAAACAACATTTGCTTTACCTGATTTGCGTCCAACCGATGCTACTGGACATAAAGTACCATGGCATGAAGGTCAACCTAGAGAAATTATTGCGATTCAAGGTCTATATCCTCCAAGAGATTGATAAATATTAGTAATAATTACGGAGTAGCTCAATTGGCAGAGCAACGGTCTCCAAAACCGTAGGTTGGGGGTTCAAGTCCCTCCTTCGTAGCCCAACTCATGAAAATCGTGACTAGTGTTTAAGTGTGTTTACGTTGTAATTTCTTCGATTTTCTTATAAGATACTTATATGTGATCATTTTGATTACATACTTTATCAACAAGGAGAATGACTATGTGGACAACACCTCAAGCAACCGATTTGCGTTTTGGATTTGAAGTCACAATGTATATCGCAACTAAGTAATATTGTTTTAAAAAAGGTGTTAGTATGAACAAAAGAATTAATTTTGAAGAAGTTAGAGATTTTATTTCTAAACAAGGACCTGATACCAAAATCTATCTAGGAGCCGATTCTGAAAGATTAATTATAGATGACGAATGGTATGCTGATTATACTGTTGCTATCGTAGTTCATATTAACGCCTGCAATGGTTGTAAAGTATTTGGTGAAACAACACGAGAAAGAGATTTCGATCAACGCAAAGATAAACCTGCAATGCGATTGATGAATGAAGTCTATAAAGTATCTGAACTATTTCAAAATATAGCAGATATTGTTGAAGACTATCATGTTGAAGTGCATTTAGATATTAATCCAAATGAGATGCACGGAAGTTCATGTGTAGTTCAACAAGCAATAGGATATATTCGAGGAACTTGTAATGTATATCCTATGGTCAAACCTAAAGCATTTGCTGCAAGTTATTGTGCAGATAGGATGAAAGAGATTCTATCAAGAGCAGCATAAAATATATTGACAAATCATATATAATATGATATTATAATAGTTCAATTGCGGAATTAGTTAAATGGTATAACGGGACCTTGCCAAGGTTCGGTCACCAGTTCGATTCTGGTATTCCGCTCCATTTTTTATATTATGAGGTTATTATGAATATTCAAGTTTTTAAATTAACTAGTGGTGAAGATGTTTTAGGTGAGTTGATGAACGATTCAACATCATATTCAATTAAAAATCCAGTAGGTATTGCAGTTGTTCGAGGACAAAATGGACAACCTAATGTTGGACTAACTCCCTTCCCCCTTCATGCAGAACAAAAGAAAGATTCAGTGATTGATATTCCTAAGAGTTCTGTAGTATACTCTTATGTTCCTGCTGAAGATTTCATCAATAATTATAATCAAATCTTTGGATCAGGTATTGTTCTTCCTTCAAAACAACTCATCACGGGTTAAATGTCAAAATTCTATACGAATGTACAATCCTTCGGTAATAAGATTCTTTATCGAGGAGTCAACAATGGTAAAAGAGTGAAATTGAGAATTGATTATTCTCCTTCACTCTATATTCCTTCCAAAAAAGTAACCAACATCACATCATTGCTTGGTGAATATCTTGATGAGAAAACTTTTGACTCTATTAATGATGCACGAGAATATGTCAAAAAATTCAAAGATATAGATAATGCACCAAAGATATATGGTCAAACTCGATTCGAGTATGCCTTCATTGCAGATCAACATCGAGAAATGGTTGACTATGATGTTGAGAAAGTTCTTGTTGGTGTAATCGATATTGAGGTCGGATCAGAGAATGGATTTCCAGATCCATATCTTGCTAACGAACCCATCACAGCAATCACTATTAAGTATTTTGGTGATATCAAACCTTATGTTTTTGGTTGTGGAGACTACAAAGCAAAAGAAGATGAGATTTATGTAAAGTGTAAAGATGAATATTCTTTATGTAAGAAATTCCTTGCTCTGTGGGAAGCAAAATGTCCAGATATTATCACCGGTTGGAATACAAAGTTCTTTGATATTCCTTATCTCGTCAATCGATTTAGAAAAATAGTTGGCGAAGATGAGGCCAAGAAACTATCTCCTTGGAATTATATTGGTGAAAGAGTAGTCAACGCAAATAATGGTCGAAAACTCACATCATATGATTTGATGGGTGTATCTTCTTTAGATTATATCGAACTATACAAATGGTATGCACCTGGCGGTAAATCACAAGAATCTTACAAGTTAGATAGTATTGCTAATGTTGAACTCGGTGAGAGCAAATTATCATATGATGAATATGATAATCTTCATTCTTTGTATCGTTTAAACTTTCAGAAGTTTATTGAATATAATATTAAAGACGTTGAACTCATTCTTAAACTCGAGGATAAGTTAAAACTTGTAGAATTAGCAATTACTCTTGCTTATGATACCAAGTCTAACTTTGAAGATGTCTTTGCACAAACTAGAATGTGGGATGCAATGACATATTCATATCTTCTGAATAAAAACATCATTGTTCCACCACGAGAGATTCAAGAAAAAGATTCTGCATTTGAAGGTGCATATGTTAAAGAGCCTGTACCTGGAATGTATGATTGGGTTGCATCATTTGACTTGAACAGTCTATATCCTCATTTGATGATGCAATATAATATCTCACCGGAAACTTTGATTGACCCACAAAACTATACGAATGAAATGCGTGAAATTCTTTCTTCTGGTGTTTCTGTTGATGAACTGTTAATGAAACATGTAGACACTTTCAGACTCACTAATGTTACATTAACACCTAATGGTCAATTTTTCAGAACTGACGTTCAAGGTTTTCTACCAAAGATGTTAGAAGAGATGTATGAAGATCGAAAGAAGTTTAAGAAGTTGATGTTGAAAGCAAAGCAAGAATACGAAAACGAATCGGATGATAATAAAAAGTATGAGATTTCAAAGAATATTGCAAAATATAACAACATTCAGTTAGCAAAGAAAGTTTCACTGAATTCTGCTTATGGTGCATTAGGTTCTCAATACTTTAGATTTTATGATTTGCGTATGGCACTGGCTGTTACGATGGCAGGTAAATTATCTATTCGTTGGATTGAAGCGAAGTTAAATGATTATTTAAATAAACTTTTGAAAACGGAACATGATTATGTTATCGCCTCAGACACAGATTCAATTTATCTCCATCTTGGTCCTCTTATTAATAGGATGTTTGAAAAAGAACAGACAACTGAAAAGGTTATCACCCTCATGGATAAGATTTGTGAGGATAAGATTCAACCATATATTGATAAGAGTTTTCAGGAACTTGCTGATTACGTTCACGCATACGACCAAAAAATGCAAATGAAGCGTGAAGCATTGGCAAACAAAGGTATTTGGACTGCAAAGAAACGATACATTCTGAATGTTTTTGATAATGAAGGTGTGAGATATAAAGAACCAGACTTAAAAGTCATGGGTCTAGAGATGATTAAGTCATCCACTCCACAAGTTATTCGGCACAAAATGGCAGAATCAATCAAGATTATGATGGAAGGAACTGAGATAGATATTCAACAGTTCATTGCGGACTTTAAGATAAAATTTAATAGTCTACCACCAGAAGATATTTCTTTTCCTCGTGGACTTAATGGATTGAATAAATATTCAGATGCACTTACTTTATACAAACCTTCAACGCCGATTCACGTTAAGGGTGCAATATTATATAATCATTTTCTAAAAGAAAAGAATCTTACAAAAAAGTATCCACTTATACAAGAAGGTGAGAAGATCAAGTTTGCGTATTTGAAAATGCCAAATCCTCTTAAGAATACCGTAATTTCATACCCTTCTAGATTACCAAAAGAATTTGACATGGACCAATATATAGATTATAATATTCAATTTGAGAAAGCATTTGTCGAACCATTGAAAATCATATTAGACTGTATTGGTTGGAAAACCGAAAAACAAAACACACTCGAGGACTTCTTCTCATGATATACCTAACATTTCTATCGGCAATATTATTGTCAGGAATAGCGGCATATTACTCAGTTATTGGACTTGCTTCAATCTTCACTGGTGCATTTTGGCCAGTCGTTTTCATGGGTTCTGTACTAGAGATGAGTAAACTAGTCACAGCATCTTGGTTGTATCGTAATTGGAGAACTGCTCCAGTTTTACTTAAGAGTTATCTTTCGGCTGCTGTTGTAACCTTAATGTTCATTACTAGTATGGGTATATTTGGTTTCTTGGCCAAATCACATATCAATTCAACTATTGATCTAGGTGCAAATCAAGCAGACTTAACTGCTCTTAATCAACAAGAAAAACTAGCAAATGATAAATTAAATTATCTTCTTGCTCGTGCTAAAGATCCATCTACAGCAAGTAATAAACTAGACAATCAAATTCAAGATGTACAAAGAGAATTAAGAAAGATTGCTAAAGATAGATTACCTCTAATCAAAGAATCTAATTCACTTTCAGTTGAAGTTGGACCAATTAAGTATGTTGCTGAGTTGGTTTATGGCACATCAAGCGATTCTATTGATAAGGCTGTTCGTTTAGTTATTATGTTGATCATGGCAGTATTTGATCCTCTTGCAGTTTTATTGTTAATTGCCGCTAACATTTCACTAAAGCAAAAAGAAGATGAAAAACTATCTCAACAAACTCAAGTTAATTACGAACGAGATGATGGTCCATTATCAGAAGATCAAATACAACAGGCACAACAACAAGTAGAAGAAATTCATAATGATGAACTACCTAAACTATCACCAGATGAAGAAGTCATTCTTGAAAAATTAAAAGAATCTGGAGAACTTGAGGTTGACAAAACTATTGAAATGTTCGATACTGAACCTGTTGCAAATACTATTGTTCAAGAACCTGAAGAAGATATTGTTAAACAGACTACACATTTGGCACCCGGTGTGTATATGGAAGAACATGTTACAGTAGATAAAAAAAAGAGAAAGAAATAATTAATAATGTTGTTATGAATGGGAGTAATAAAATGAGTATACTTGACAAAATTAGAAAAAATAGCAGTATTAAGGAATCAGCAATTTTATCTAAATCTAAGTTTTTTCTAGATAAAGATATGATTCCTACCGCAGTGCCAATTATTAATGTGGCACTATCTGGTAAGTTAGATGGTGGTCTAACTCCAGGTCTTACTATGTGGGCAGGTCCATCAAAGCACTTTAAAACTGCATTTTCACTTTTGATGGCCAAATCGTTTCTAGACAAATATAAGGATGCTGCACTACTATTCTATGATTCAGAATTTGGCACTCCTCAATCTTATTTTGATACTTTTGGCATTGATACTGATCGAGTATTACACACTCCCTTGGTTGATATTGAGCAACTTAAATTTGATGTAATGCAACAACTCACACAATTAGATCGTGACGATAAGTTGATTATTGTCATAGATTCTATTGGTAATCTTGCTTCTAAGAAAGAAGTTGAAGATACTCTTGAAGGTAAATCTGTTGCTGATATGTCAAGAGCCAAACAGATCAAATCTCTATTCCGCATGGTCACACCACACTTGACCATGAAAGATATTCCGATGATCGTAGTCAATCATACATATAAAACGATGGAACTGTATGCCAAAGACGTGGTAGGCGGTGGTACTGGTTCATATTATTCTGCTGATAATATCTTTATCATTGGTCGTCAACAAGAAAAAGAAGGAACAGAAGTTGTTGGTTACAATTTCATTATTAATGTAGAGAAATCTAGATATGTGAAAGAAAAGTCTAAGATTCCAGTTACAGTGTCGTTTGATGGTGGTATCAGTAAATGGTCAGGTCTTCTTGATATTGCATTAGAATCTGGACATGTTGTTAAACCTTCAGTGGGTTGGTATAGTAAAGTGAATACTGAAACTGGTGAGGTAGAAGATAAGAAGTATCGTATCAAGGATACTGATACTAAAGATTTCTGGTTACCTATTCTTAAAGATAACTCATTCCGTAAATTTGTTGAAAACAAATATCAAGTTGCTTCTGGAAATATCATGGAAGACGATATGGAAAATATATTTGCAGAGGCATAATATGATTGAAGGACTAGATTATTGTTTCATTTATCCTAAAGAAGATAATCAAGCGGTTCACATTAAACTGCTTGATGGTCCATACAAAGATACATTATTTAAATATGGTAAGGTCAAATTTGAAGAAAAAGATGATCAAGTCTATTTACTTTTTGGTTATGATGTGTTAGAATCTATAGTAGATAAACCAAAAAAATTAGAAAAAGACAGTGATTTTAAGAACTATCTTGGTGACTTTCTAGTTGAACTTATGTCTGCTAATATTGATCAGGAAATAGATGATGAAGAGATTGGAACAAGCAATACTGAAGAATTTAATTTACAATGAAGAATATCTCCGCAAAGTATTACCATTTTTAAAATCTGAGTATTTTACTGATAGAACAGAAAGAGTGATTTATGAAGAGATTCACTCTTTTACTACAAAATACAATTCCACCGCATCTACCGAAGCCATTATTCTATCTGTCAAAGATAGACGCAATCTCACCAACGAAGAAATAGAATCTTGTAAGACTTATCTTGATGAAATCGAAAAGATTAAATCAGAAGAGTCTAAAATTCAATGGCTTACAGATAAGACAGAAAAATTCTGTCAAGAAAAAGCAATCTATAATGCTGTATTGAATTCTATTACAATTCTTGATGGTAAAGATAAAACACAAGATAAAGGTGCAATTCCTACAATATTATCTGATGCTCTTGCTATCAGTTTTGATACAACAGTTGGTCATGATTATCTAGATGATTCTGATGAACGATTTGAATTCTATCATAAAAAAGAAGAACGAATTCCATTTGATCTAGAATACTTCAATAAGATTACCAAGGGTGGTCTTCCAAATAAAACTCTAAATATTGCACTTGCTGGTACAGGAGTCGGTAAATCATTATTCATGTGTCATGTTGCAGCAGGATGCATGGTACAGGGTTATAATGTACTTTACATCACCATGGAAATGTCGGAAGAGAAGATTGCTGAAAGAATTGATGCTAATCTTTTGAATGTAACACTTGATGATTTGGTAGACTTACCAAAAGATATGTATGATAGAAAAGTAGATCGAGTTAAAAAGATGACAAATGGTAAATTGATCATCAAAGAATATCCAACTGCATCTGCATCATCTACACATTTTAGGACTTTGTTAAATGAACTTAATCTTAAGCGTAGTTTTGTTCCCGACATTATTTTTGTTGATTACCTCAATATCTGTTGTTCTTCTCGCATTAAAGCTGGTGCATCTGTTAATTCCTATACCTATGTTAAGGCAATTGCTGAAGAACTTAGGGGCTTGGCAGTTGAGTTTAATGTTCCCTTGGTATCTGCTACTCAGACAACAAGAAGTGGATTTACCAGCAGTGATCCGGGATTGGAAGACACTAGTGAATCGTTTGGTCTCCCGGCAACCGCGGATTTGATGTTTGCTTTGATTTCCAGTGAAGAACTCGAAGAACTTGGTCAGATTATGGTGAAACAATTGAAGAATAGATATTCTGATCCAACAATGTATAAACGATTCACTGTAGGTATTGATCGAGCAAAGATGAAGTTGTATGATACTGAACAATCTGCACAAGTTGATATTGCGGATGCTGGTAGAATAGAAAAATCAGAAGATAAGTTTAAGAAATCATTTGAAGGATTTAAAATATGATGTTATCAAGGGATGAGGCATTACACTGTGCCAAAATGTTCAAAGATTATTTTGAGAACACTGGTTCTATTGAACAGTACATGCGTGAAGAGAAATTAAAACATGTACAATCTATTCCTTCATCTTTATTTCCTCCTGAGGATGATTTGTTTTCAGATTTCACTATGCATCCAAAAGATATGGATATTGAAGTATGTGAGATACCAAACGAACAATGGGAAACATTAGTCAGTATTACATCCTCACATGTGAATAAGTCTCCGGTTGGTAAAAATATTCAACTTGCTGTTAGAGAAAAAAATACAGGAAAGATTATAGGATTTATTCGATTGGGATCGCCAATGATTTACATGGCACCAAGAAATCAACTATTAGGTCATGTATGGATTCAAAATCCAGACACATCTAAAAGATTTAATGCATCCAGTATCATGGGATTTGTGATCGTACCCTCTCAACCTTTTGGATATAATTATCTTGGCGGTAAACTTATAGCGGCAATTTGTACATCACACGAAGTTCGTGAGATGTGTAATAAAAAATACAATATGAATTTATGTTTATTTGAGACCACTAGTTTATATGGTAGCACTAAGAGTGTTTCACAATATGATGGTATGAAACCATATATTAGATTTAGAGGATTAACAGAATCAGATATGGTACCTATGTTACATGGTGATGCGTATGATAAACTAAAAGATTATGTTGAAAGTTGTGTTGGAGATATATTGGAAGGAGATACTTCAACAACAAGTAGAAAACTTAGAATTTTTGTTAAAATTATAGCTTTAACTAAATCAGCACTTAAAAGAACTAAAGAAGGTGATGAATTTTTAAATACAATTGAAACGGCTAAAAGTTTAACAGAAAAGAAAAGATACTATACTAGTGATTATGGTTTTAAAAATATGGTAGACTATATGGCATGTAAAACTGATAAATTAATTCCTGGTGAAAATTATGAGAAACATAATCTAAGTAATATTGTTGAATGGTGGAGAAATAAAGCAATAAATAGATACGAAACTCTGAAATCAGAGGGTAGATTAAGAACAGAACTTGAAGTATGGACTTCAGGTAAAGATATTCAGATTATAAGATAAATATTTTAATTTGGAGTTAACGGAACATGCCAAGTTCATCAGAATTGACAGAAATGCAAGAAAAAACTTCTGCATGGATTTTTGACAGAGCATTAAATGATAATGTAAAATATGCAAGTCCTGACGAAATTTGGAAAGATGTTAATTTTCAAAAAAACATTATAGGTACAAAATCAAAACAAGGAATTTATCCATATGTTGATCAAGATTGGGTTAAAACTTTTTATAAACAACAAAAAAGATTCCTAGTTGAATTCTCTGACGCTAAATTTAAAGAATTTAGTGTAAAAGGAGGATTTATGGAATTTGTTTCGAAATTAGTCAATAAGAAATATGGTATTTCAAAAAAAGACGCTTGGGATCCAGCTGATGTTTGGTGTGTACAGAATGAAAAACAAGTTATCAAAGAAATAACAGATACTGTTGATACGAGTAACGATATTGAGAAATTAAACGCTCTTTTACGTACCTTTTTCCAGGAAAGAAAAGTTGTTGGAATATCTTTAAAAAAAGTTGGAAATAAAGAAAGTGTTGCTAGATATCAAGAAGTTAATATTAAAGATGGAGTTTTATTTACGAGTGGAAAACATCCAACTTTTGATATTGAAGAAATACGATATGATTTATTACTTCGTCCAGATGGAACTTTTAAAGCTAATGATTTAAGAATATTTTTCACAGTGAAATACACTAAAGAAGAAGTGAAATACACATTGACAGTTAGAACTTCAGGTAGAACTTATAATCCGGGTAATTTAATTTTTGAGTTTCAAGAACCTGGAGCAGCAGCTCAAATAGGTAAAGCTCCTGTTAATTTAGTTATAGATGCCGGGAAAAAACATGGCATAACTATTGATAATAACTGGAAGAATTTTGCAACAACAGCTTCAGATTTCAATTCAAATATTAAAGAATATAAAAAACAATTTAACAGTATTAAGAAAAAATCAAAAACACAAATTGATAGTGATATAGAGTTTTCAACTTCTATGATGAAAATGTTAAATGATAAAGATAATTATGGAACAGCAAACTCTAAATTAATGCAGCTAGATTTTCTTTATAAAATATTATCCATAGGTAATGATGGAATGGAAAAATTTATAACCGATTTATTTTTCTTAGCTGAAAAAAGAGGAAAAGGATTTGGACCTTTTGGTAAGATATATTAAACTTATTGGATATTATTATGACATCAACAGTGATTATACCTACAACAGGTTCAGACGAAGTTAAACAGGCAATCGATAGTGTTCTTTCTCAGTCATATCCGACCAAATGTTATGTTGTTGCAGATGGTAGAAAGTTTCATTCTAAGACCAGACTAATTGCAGGACACCATAAGAATTTAGAAATCTGTTATTTACCAATTAATGTTGGTGCAAATGGATTCTACGGTCATCGTGTTTATGCTGCATTTACCCATTTACTTAATACAGATTATGTGTTATACTTGGACCAAGATAACTGGTTTGATTCTAATCATGTTGCATCTTGCGTTGATACTATTCAATCAAAAAATCTAGATTGGTGTTATTCTCTCAGAAAAATATGTGATAAGAATGGTGAATATATATGTAATGATGACTGTGAATCACTAGGTAAGTGGCCAACATATCATGGAGTGAATCATGTTGATACAAATACATATTGTATCAAAACTGATGTTGCAACTAAATTAGCAAGTGCTTGGCATGGTGGTTGGGGACAAGATAGAGTATTCTTACACACCATAGCACAACATTTTAATCAATTTGATTGTACTGGTGAATATACAGTGAATTATAGATTAGCAGGAAATGAAGGCTCAGTAACTCAAGAGTTTTTCGAAAACGGTAATAAAATTATGAATGACAAATATAATGGAGAATTCCCATGGAAAAGAAAAGTTTAATTATTGGTGCAATGACAAATTATGATTTTGATAAAGTTGCTCCTTGGATCAACTCAGTCAATCAATGTGGGTTTGAAGGTGACAAGGTAATGATCGTGTTCAACGCATCATTTGATACCGTTCAAAAAATCTCAGATTCTGGTTTCAATGTCATCGTGTTTGATCAAGATGATGCTGAACAAATGTTCAAACATGAAACACCAGCACCTATTCATATTGAGAGATTCTTCCACATCTACAATCTACTCAAAGATACATGGCAAGAGTATGATTATGTTGTTACCACTGATGTTAAAGATGTTATCTTCCAAAAGAATCCAATTGACTGGCTCAAAGAAAATCTAGGTGACAAGAAACTTGTTGCTGGATCTGAAGCATTAAAATATAAAGATGAAGCATGGGGTGATGATAATCTGAAGCAGACCTATGGTCCATATGTTCATGAAATCTTCAAAGAAAATGAAATCTATAATGTAGGTACTCTAGGTGGTACTGCCGAATACATGAAAGATTTGGCATTTAACATTTTCTTCAATTCAGTATCACGACCAATTCGAATCGTTGATCAAGCAGTATTCAATGTATTGATTCAAACTCAACCATTCAAAGATGTAACTCTATTTGCAAAACAAAGCGATGGTTGGGCATGTCAAGCAGGTACTGTTGCTGATCCTTCTAAGATGGATTCATTCCGTCCAAATCTATTGGAAGCAGAACCACAATGGTTAGGTGGCAAAGTGTTGACTTCAAAGTTCAAAGAATTCACAATTGTTCATCAATATGATCGTGTACCTGAGTGGAAAGAGTCTATTGAGGCAAAATACAAATGAGTGATATCTCAATTGTAACTGCTTTCTTTGACATAGGTAGAGGAAACTGGACTCCAGAGAAAGGTCTTCCTCACTATCTTCATAGAACAACTGATACATATTTTGAAAGATTTGGCCATCTGGCACAATTAGATAATGAAATGGTCATCTTTACATCTGAAGATTTGGCAGATAAAGTCTACCAGATTCGTAAAGATAAAATGACTAAAACTAAAATAATTAGTATTGATTTTCCAAACACGTTTCAAAAAGAACGAGACCTAATTTCTAAGATTCAGAAGAATCCAAACTTTCAAAATATGATCAGTCCAATGCAAGTTAGGAATCCAGAATACTGGTCCGCTGATTATGTTCTCGTTAATTATCTAAAATCACATTTGGTAAACTTTTCTATTCAGAACAATTTTGTAGATACTGATCTTGTTGCGTGGTTAGATTTTGGATATTGTAGAACTAAAGAAACTTTAAATGATGTAAAAGAATGGAAATATCCATTTGCAACTGACAAAATACATTTCTTTAATTTTAGAGATTATCAAGGTCAACCTATTCAAACTATTATTGCAAATAATATTGTTCATATGTTTGGTGCTAAAATTATTGCAGGTAAAGAAATGTGGCCTAAGTTAGAAGAATTGATTCGTGGTGCATTTAAGAATCTTACAGATGCAAATATGATTGACGATGACCAGACTTTAATGTTGTTAGCATATCTATACCAAAAAGATATATTTGAACTTCACCCAATTCAAGAAAACGATCCATTTGTTATTTTTAGGAACTTCAATGAAAGTTAGAATTGAATGTACAGCAAATCTTGGCGATTTCATGAATGCTATTCCTGTTATATCGGGATTAGTGAATACATACGGTAAATTAGATTTCACTATAAGAAGTGAAATGAAAAAGTTTAATGGAATCAAAGAGTTTCTACTTTATCAGGACTTGTTTACTGATGTTAATTTTGATGATGATATTATACCATATGGTAATTATGTAAATCTTAGTTCTTGGACAAGAGAAGATAAGACTGATCCAAATAGACCAATTGAAACATGTCGTTATGAAAACTGGTTAAGAGATCACTACAATTTAGATTTTCAAGTTGATGATTCTTTTGAAATAAAAGTTCAAGATTTAGATATTGATTGTTTTACTGATAAAGTAATAATTGGTGATAGATGGAATCATGCAACTATTGATACTAGACGAAATACTAATGTTGTGGAGAATGGTGCAAATCCAGATCCTAATAAAGTAGCATATCTGGATTATAGTAAAGATTTAATGTATAATTGTTTCATCATCAAGACCAATCCTAACAAGTTTATTACTACATTTACTGGAGTCGGTATCATTGCTGATTTGATGAATAAAGAAACTATCGTATGTTGGGATGAAGATATGCGAGTTTGGGATGGAAGACCAGTTGAGTTTGATTTTGAAAGACACTATTATCTAAACAGAAAATCAAAACTAGTTCACGTAAAAGAGTTGGAGATTTAAAATGAATTATTTACCATCAGCAGTAGGTGATATTAGAATCATTAAAGAATTAGTTGCAACTGCAAGTAATGTTCCTGAAGGATGTTTCGTTGAAGTTGGTGTTTACAAAGGTGGTACTGCATCATATTTGACGGAACTTGCAGAAAAACAAAATAGAGAAATCTATTTGTATGATACTTTCACTGGTATTCCTTTCAGAGAGGATTATGAAAAACATAAAGTGGGTGACTTTGGAGATACTAGTTTTGAAGCAGTCAGAGATGCATTACCTTATGCTAAAGTAGTACAAGGTATATTTCCGAAAAGTGCTGTAGAAATGCCAAGTATTGCATTTGCTCACATTGATGTTGATCAGTATAAGTCATATATCGACTGCATTAATTACCTCAAACCAATGATGGTAAAAGGTGGTATTATGTGGTTTGATGATTATGAACTTGAAGGTGCTAAAAGAGCAATAACTGAATTGTTTGGTAGTCAAATCACATTTGCAAAGTGTGGATATCAAAGATGTTATGTAATTCTGTGACCACTATGTATTTGTTTGAAGATTTCTACGTCAAAAAAATAGAAACTTCAAAGTTGTATAAATAAGACTGTAACAATGAAAATCAGCAACCATAGTGTGTTGCATATCTGGAGAAAAGTCAATGCGGTCTTTCTTAAGTTTCCTTAAAGAGGAAACAGAATCTGGAGATGGTAAACTCAAGCATATACATCATGCTGAAGATCGTCCTATATTTCATGGATCAAAAGGTTTTGAACATACCAAAGGTGCATTGATACAAGCTCACAATCATATTAAATCTGGTGATAAAAGTTCAACACTAACCATGAAATATGATGGTTCACCGGCTGTTGTATTCGGTCACCATCCAGAAAATGGTAAGTTTTTCGTGGCAAGTAAGTCTGCATTTAACAAGACACCAAAAATTAATTACACACATGAAGATATTGAAAAAAATCATGGTCATGCACCAGGACTCATGGAAAAATTACACGCAGCATTGAATCACCTTAAAAAAGTTGCACCTAAAACTGGTGTCTATCAAGGTGATATCATGCATTCAGGTGATGATTTGAAGCATGAAAAAGGTGGAAAAGTATCTTTCACACCTAATACCATAACATATACGGCTAAAGGTGAAGAGGCTGATAGAATTAAAAATTCTAAAATTGGTATTGTAACTCATACTCAATATCATGGTGATAATATTCATTCAATGAAATCTGATCCACATCCAGATTTGCATAATTTTAATCATCATCCTGATGTGTATCAAAAATCACCAACACATGATACAAAACAAGTTCATTATTCCGAATCTGATCAAAAAGAATTCAATAATCACATGACTGCCGCACAGAAGATACATGATGAACACAAAAAAAACATGTATAAAACGATAGAACCTCACGGAGGTGAAACAGGTCATCTTGCAACATATATTAATCATACTATAAAAACAGATGAAAAACCTTCAGCTGAAGGTTTAAAAAAACATATTACAGATAAGTATAAAAAAGCAATTGATAAATTAAAAACTCCAGCTGCTCAATCACGTAAAAACTCAGAATTGAAATATCACACACAACATATTGATTCACATAAAGAAGATTACGAAAATATCTTGAAACTTCATCATCATCTACAGAAAGCTAAAGATGTATTAGTTAATACACTAAATCAACATGAAGGTGGTTTGGAACATCACATTGATGGTAAAAGAACAGGTCCTGAAGGATTTGTAGTTAATCATGCTGGCGAACCAACTAAATTGGTTGATCGAAAGGAATTTGCAAAAGCTAATTTACTTAGGGTACGTAAATGAAATCATTTATACAATTTATAAAAGAATCAGAAGGTAAAGAAATACATACACTTTTTCATCCAGTTCGTGGTATGTATAAAGTTCACAAAGACGGACAAATTCATCACGTTCATAATGATGAGGGTGATGTAACACATACTTTCGTTGGAAAAACAGACGATGAAGTACTTAATATTCTTAAACATGATCATGATTTAATTTATGCTGGAAAATTACATGAAGAATATATTACAGAATTAAAATCTTCACAGACACCACAAGAAAAAGCTAGAGCAAGAGATAGTAAAGAAATTAATATTAATCGTGGTAGTTACAATGAAGCTATGGTTGTTTACCATCTAAATGGTAAAAAATGGATTAATAAAGAACATCAAGATTTTGCCGAACATCATAAAAAAGTTTTGGCCAATTTCGATAAAAAACATGGAACTCAAGAAGTTAAATCACAAGAAGATAGAGCACCTGAGCAAGCAAAGTCTTTTTTAGAGCATGCTAAACAAAGAGGTTATGAAGGAATTGAAGAAGTTCATCACACCTCTAAACCTGGACAAATTGAAGAAAAGACAGGTATCAAAGCCACTCAGCAAGAAAATCCATCAGATGCTGTTGTTAAATTTAAGAAAAAACCATCAACAGCAAAACATGGTTACTTAGGATTGTCGTTAAAATCTTCTTCATCTAAAGCTATAGGATTTCATAATGGTGGTGTTGGTGAAATTGGAAAACTTATTGGTCACGACTTAACTGGTCATGTGCAAAGAGAACAAGAAAAGTTTATGAAAACTAATAAGATGGTTAGTAAAAATAGATCTGCGGCTGCTAAAGAAATTGCTGGTGAGAAAAAAGACAAGAGTGGTGAAAAAAGCGAACTATACCGTAATAGTGCTTTGTATCATAAAGGTTTAGAACATGCTAGGAAACTAAACAAACAAGTGCGTGATAAGTTACACGAAGGATATAGTATGATGGGACATCAAGAATTAAAAGAACATCTAATGAAAACTTATATAAAAGGTAATTCTGAACACGCTTTACCTTATGTAAAAACACACGGTACCGGTGGAGGTGATAGTAAGAAGATGGCTTCTGCTCACACTACTGATCCTTCAGATAACGATATGTACCATCATATAAAAAATGCAAAAAAGATTCATCTTGAGAAGAGTGGAGACTCGGGAATTAATGTTCATACTGAAGATAAAGATGGCAATAAAAGAAAAGCTTTTGGTATTCAAGTAAAACACGGAAATGGTCCATTAACAAATTTAGCAATATTGGGTCAACCATAAAAATGAAGAGTTTTTTAAAATTACTTGAAGAAAATGAAAAAATACACAAACCTGTGGTAATGGCATTTGGTCGCATGAATCCTCCAACGACAGGACATATGAAATTAATTCATAAAGTTATGGATACTGCATCAAGATTTAATGCACCACATCACATTATTGTTTCACATACACAAGATAGTAAAAAAAATCCACTATCTGATGAACAAAAAGTTAAGCATCTTAAACGATATGAACCTAAAGCTAATATTAGATCATCATCAAAACATAGTCCTAATTTTTTGACTCATGCAGCATCGTTACATAAAATAGGTC